TGCAATCATACCACCTTTAGACTTCTTCATGACTTTGCCACCTTTAGACTTCTTCATCATCATGCCACCTTTAGACTTCTTCATCATCATGCCACCTTTAGACTTCTTCATCATCATGCCACCTTTGGATTTTTTCATAACTTTTCCACCTTTAGATTTCTTCATGACTGGCATACCACGTTTTTTATTTAAAGGTTTTTCTATTTTAAATACTTTTCTCTTGGGCAGTCCTGGTCTTATAGGTTTTTTAATAGGTATAGGTTGAATACCCACAACAGGTTTCTTAACAGGTTTCCCAACAGGGTTCTTAATAGGTTTCCCAACAGGTTTCTTAACAGGTTTCCCAATTTTGGCAACTTTAGGAGCTTTTGTCCCTGGTTTTGCTTTTTTTAATTGTTTAAATTTTTTTCTCATTTTACTTAACATTTCTACCTCTAACTAATTGTTGTTACTTTTCGCTTGTCAGACATAACTTTACCACATCCTTTTGCAATAAAGCCACCTTTTTTCATTTTGACTTTGTTTTGTTTCGACATAGCTTTTTGTATAGCCATACCTCTGGCTTTTTCATATTCTGAAAACTTGCCATCTTTGTTTAAATCTGCTTTTTTACTTAATTTCACTTCGCCTCCTTTTTTAAGTTTGGTTGATACATTTATAGGTTTTCCTTTCCTGTTTGGGTTAGGGTCTTTTCTTCTTTTTCTTTGTACTATTTTTGCTCTAGCCTCTTTTGACATACCTTGTGCTTTTTTCTTTGGTAAACATCTAGGCTTTCCCTCAGCTTTTTTTCTGCCACCACAAGAGCCAATAATATTACCTTTAGAATCCATACGGACCCATTCTTCATCTAACCAACTTTGTAACTGTCCTTTGCTCACCTTAACCTATCTGACATAACAGCGCCTTGTCCTTTTATAGAAACGAGGCCACCTTTTGCTTTTTTAACTTTCTTGCCTTTTGCTTTTTTAGCATAATTTGGATCTTTACAATATTTTGACGCCGCTAAATTTGCATAAGCACTTGGGTAAACATCAAAAGTTCTTTTAGCCCATGCTTTTCCTTTCGGGCATATTTTACCTTTACTTTTTACTTTCTTAGCCATTACTTTATCTTACCATGTTTTCTTCGCACTTTGTCTTTACCTTTTTTGAAAATACTTGCTACCATATTTTTACCCATAACTTTTGCTCTTTGCTCACCTACGGTTAATATTTGTATTTTTCTAGCAAATGGTTTATTGATATTTGTTACTTTTTTTACTGTTTTTCTTGCGTCTTCTGGAGTTGCGAATTTTATAGATACAGTATCTTTAGGGTTTTCGTCTGTATATAAACGTCTACCACTACCTTTTGGTTTTTTTCCTGTTCCTACTTTTGGATCCTTTTTTTTGCTCATTTTTAATTATTTTTTTAATAGTGTTTGATTGTTTTTTATGTAGTCTAGAAGCTTTGTTTAGCTGTCGTGATACTTTTTTTAATCTTCTTATCATAATCCTTGTCCTCTGTATTTTTTGTAGCTTCTTTTCATATTTTTATTCATAGTAGAAGTTCCAAGATTATTATAACCTATTGATGTTTTTTTACCTCTTCTGCCACAAACAGGCACATGATCTCTAGCAAGACCCTTAGCTTTTCTAGGCATCTAGCATCTCCAACGTCTTCTTGCTTGTCTTAATCTTGAGTTAGGATTTTTTGCTGCTTTGGGAAACTTTTTCATTTGTCCAGCTGATCTAGCACAAAATGATTTACGTCTAGCTTTTTCTTTTTTTGTAAGATTTTTTTTCTTGGTTACGGCAGTTTTTAATTTACTGCCTGGGTTGAGTTTTCTATATGCTTTGACACCAGCCTTTGTCATGCCAGCACCTTTTTTGGTAGGCCTATAGTTTTTCTTGTTTCTTGGCGGTTGTTTGTCTGGTTTACGAGCCATTCAAACTATCCTTAACCGTATTCTTTAACTAGCTCTAAAATGATTGAATATGTGTCGCCACTAGAATGTCCTACTGTGGTAAATAAAACATCTCCTGTTTTTCCAGAACCTGCATTATTAGGTATGCCTGTAAAATTATCATAGTATTCATCGCCTGTACTATCTGCTGGTAATCCAGTAATTAAAACATTAGCGGTAGCATCAAAAAATAAATTGACACCCATACCACGACAAGCCCAATAAATTCTTTGTATTGTTACGCTAGTACAAGCATCCCCATTGGCATTTGCTTGTAAAGCAGAAACATCTACTTTAACAACATTAGCTTCGCCAGTACCATCGGAGACATTAGTAAATTTCAAGACGGCCTTTCTCTGACCGTCCTGAATAGTTTGTGATGTTACCGTATCAGCCATTATCTCTCTACCAATACACTAACATAATCAACAACTAAACTCTTAGCTGCTGCTTCACCTGCTTGAACTGCAAGTGTAACTGTAAGTTCTTCATTGTCAGGTAAATTAGTATTTACCACTCCTACAGGCTCTGCATTATTAATAGCATAAAATACCTGACTAGAATTTGGGTCAATAAAGAATGATGCAGTCACAAAAGTGTCGTTCACCATAGTATGAACTCCTGCACTTTCAGTTTCAGTTGAATCTTTTTCAACAACAAAATCTAAATTAGTGTCGCCATCGTCTTTAGTAAAGAAAATGCCGTCTGATACACCATCTATAGCTGTAGTATCTGTTATTGCTAAACCAATTAAAGCATCAGATTGTGTAACATCACTTAATTTAAATCTGCATGAAAAGAAAGCTCTTTTGCTACCATTTATTAAAAATGATTCGCCTTTGAGCTGTAACTCTTCTGAGTCATTATCTGCGTCGTTAGTGGTAATAATTAATTGACCACCAGCACCGCTTGTTATTTGAATTACCTCACCAGAATCGCCACCACCATCAGTAGATGTAATGGTCCAATCACTAGCAACGTAGTTCATGAAATCGTTAAAATAACCGTAATACGTCTGGTCAGACGGATAAGGTTGAAACATAGGTAAGTCTTTTTTGGACTTAGAAGCGACAGTATTACCTGCCCATAAAATTTGATTTTGAAAATGTGGATTAGACATAAGAACTCCTTTTCTTTAAATGGAACACATCATGTGCCTCATTATGCTAATAGGTAAATTTTATATTAGGCTTGATTATATATCAACAGGTAAATTTTTTTTACTTTCTTTCAAAGACTGAACTGCACTAAAAAGATTTTGATATGTGTTTTTTATTTTTGGGTCTTTACCATATAACTCTAACAACTCAGAGCCAACCATTTCAATTAAACATTGAGCTGCTAGTATTTTATTATCTAATTCTTTTATAGGATGTTTTTTGTCTGACATTTTTTTCTTTGCTTGAAATTTTTTCGCAAGAGACAAGTTTATCAATTTTTTTTCTAAACTGGTATAGCTAGGCCACTCTCTTATCTGTTTATTTGAACGTCCACACCCTTTACATATATCATCGCCCCAGGTCGTGCTGCATCTACCGATACAAGGACTGTCGGATAGTGTTGTTGGCTCTCCCAAAACTTCTTGTAAATTACTCATGTAGATACCGAAAGTAACAAGATGAATATACTACATGTGGAAACTTTTGTCAAAAAAAAGGGCCCTAATGGGCCCTGTTTGTAATACTGAGTAACAAACTGTACTACGAGTTCGTATTATGCTCCTTGTGAACCGTCAACACATCTCCAGTTAGAGAACCCAAATGAGTATCTCTCTCTAGCTTTGTATCTCATGTTTCCAGTATCGAAGTCGCCTTCTAATGAAGTTTGCATAGGAGACCTAACAAAATATTTAAATCCATCAGGCACGTCTGTTTTGAAGAAGTATGCGTCTGGGTCATTTAAGTAATGATTGACTACATATCCTTCAGGTAACATACCTTGATTTACAACGGAGTTAATATCGTTGTCAGATGTTCCAACTCTACCTGGTGAGCTTAATAGTCTGTCAGCCACGAACTGAAGTTGTGGTGGAACTATAAGCTTAATACCTTGTAAAGCAATATTAAGACCTCTGTCATCTGTCTGAGTAGAGATTCTAATAAGTGCATCTTCTATTGAAGTCTCGTTCAAGTCAGCGAATGTAGATGCTCTGTTAGCAGATGTAGCACCACTTGATAGTGGATGCGAACTGTTAATCAGAGAAACTCCATCACCGCCTGGGAAAGAACTTGAGAAAGCGTTGTTTAATACACTTGCTGCTTTAATTTGCTTAGTATTTGCCATACTTCTAGCTAAAGCTTTTGTGTATCGAGAACCTAGTCTGTCATACAGATTGTCCTCAACTGCTTCTTCAGTTAATGAAAAAGCTAACGCTACTGTCTCGTGTTCATAACGAGCTGTAAAGCCTTCGTTTGCATTGTCGAATGAAACACCTTCACCCTCTGGTTTTACAGGGGCGTTTCCGAAACCAACAATCATTACTTCTTCTTCAAAAGCTCTGTCTGATGATTCTTCTTCATAGATTTCTGCATGTTCATTATCATAACGTGCATATTCCATACCGAACAAGGCATTTAAACCTGGCTCTAATTCTTTTGCTAATTGTGCTCTATTAATTGCCATGATTATTTACTCCTTACACACCTGCGGTGTTTTCATAAGCGTGTTCATTTATCTTAACGATAACATTTACATTTGCTGAACCTAGTTCGTTATTTTCAGAATCTTTTGAAATACCAACTATTCTATAGTTAGCGGCAGCAGAACCTGATGAACTAGCAACTTCAGCTTTTGATTGACCATTTAAGGTCGAACCAGCTGTATACGCTATATCTACGTTTGCACCAATGTCTGTTCTAGCTAAAGAACCAGTACATTGTACTTCATATAGATTTAAAGGATTATCCTCAACAAAGGCCACAATGTCTCCTGTTGCTGTTTGTGCAGCAGGGAAATGAGCAGAGAATTCTACTTCTTTGCTACTTGAATTAACGAATTTACAACCTCTGAAAATACCAAGGATTTTTTCATCACCAGCAGCATCTGCTACGTCGATGAATCCTCCTGTAAGCATCTTAACAGGGTCGCCTGAAAATATACCTTGAGTTGAACCAGATTCGATATTGTATTCGTGGACGCCATTATTTTGATCTCT